TCTATTATCATCTTTTATTTCATTTTTGTGGTTTACAAAATTATAATTGTATTTGTTTTCAACAAATGCTTTAGCTATAATTCTGTGAGAAAGTATCTGAATTGTTTTCCCGTCAATATGAATAGTTACATACAAATATCCTGCTTTATTTTTTCTTTGATGTAGAATTCTTGGTTGTTTAATACAAATTCCATTACTTGAACTATATACTCTTTCTTTAGTTATTATTCTTCCCAAATTTGAAACCTGTAAATACTTTTCAAATCCATCGCAATCTTTAAAAAATTCACCTGATAATGTTTTAATATTTTTTATATTGTAACATTTTTTACATTGCATATTATATCCTCGTTTAGTATCCGACCTTTTGCCAAAATAATACTTAGGAAAATATTCATTACAAGTAACACATTTTAAACATCCATTTTTTTCAATCTGATACTCATTGTTTGATGAGTTCCATTTTTTTATATTCTCTTTGTTAAACAAATTGCTCATATCATTTATTTTAAGTTTTAATATTCACTAACTCGTTTAGTAATTCTTATTGACATATAATCTGCTTTTTTAACTTCCTCAAATACAGTATTTGATTTAGTAAAAGGTTTCCCATTTGAAAGCGATGCTAAAACCATTTGAACCATTGATGCTTGTGATTGGCTAAATCCAATTGGTGAGATAGTGCCGTCTTCATTTGTAATACAAATAATAATTTCGTTAGCTGTAAATGTTGTTCCCATAACTTTAAGTTTTAATTTATTATCAAAGATACGGCTATAAAGATAAGTAACAAAATATTGGTAGTTAAATAAAGTTAAGGCATAAAAAAGAGCCACCTTTTTGTGATGGCTCTCTGAATTTAATCATCGTAATGCTTTCGCTCATACGCCTCTATTAGTTCATCCTTTTTCCATGTATGCACGAAAACAATGTTTTCTTTATCCAAAAGTTCTTTCAGTTCTTTTAGATTCAGCGTTCGTACATCCACTTTTTTATCCTGCGGTTTTTCTACTATTGGATATGCAGCAATTACTTTGGAAACTCCCATTCCTTTTTTATCGAAGTCTTTCAGTATTCTGTACTTGCCATTTTCTTTCACCCCGATGCAGTAGGCTTTTGTTCCGCCAACTTTCATTACTTCGAGAATTGCTCTCGTATCAAAATCATCCTTGTTTTCTTTCGGTAGTTTCTTAATGTTTAGAAACTCAAAACATTTTTCTAATGTATTCATATTATTCATTTAAAAGTGATTGTTGTAAATTATTTTCATTCATCCCCGTTTGCACTGTTGATGCAGTTAAATCAGCCTCCGCTTTTGCTTCATCCTGCAATCTTTCGACTTCATCATTTGTAGCATAAGGGTGTCTTTCTGCTGCTGTCTTTGTAGATAACGTTTTCATCGTTTTAGAGCTGTTCAGAATGTTAACTACTTCTGTGGTGTTCTCCGGTGTATAAATATCTATTTCAGAACGGATAGCCAATTCATTTACTTTGGTAGAGTTTTTCTGTTCCAATCCGTAGAAGTATAGGAACAACCGTACAAGCGTATCAACGAACTCATCCCATTCCTGTGATAATTCTATTGCCTTGTTTATTTCTGGTGTCATAAGCAAACGGATTGCAACTCCAGGCAAATCACCACCACTCGGAACATTCTCCGGACTTATGTCTACGTAGAACGCTCCCATGTAAATTTTCTTTTCCAATATATCGAACTGTAGCTTGTGGGTTTCCGCACTACCTGCACTCTTTTCAAGGTACTTTGCATCCGAACCTTCACTACCAACAATTAGCTTTCCTTGTGTGTTCTTACTTGGCATCATTGTAATATCGCCCTTTGCGAACATGATAGTGTTTGAAAAATAAGCATTGCCTTCGCAGAAAGATGAAAAACTCCATTCAAATTCCTCAATCAACGGCTGTACATCATCCCACGCAACTTTGCCACGTTTATATACGCAAGGAACTTCGGGACAGCCATGTGGTACTTGACCGACTTCAATCCACTTGAATTTATCCTTACGATACGTCCATACGAACTGTTCATCGAATACGTTCATAGCCTCAACTACCTTATTGTTATCATCACGTGAACTGAAATATCTGTAAAGTATTTTCAGCTTTCCGTTGTCCTTGAATATAGGCATAAGTAAATCGCCTTTAGCATATGAGAAAGTCTGCCAATCCAATATCCCGCTCTCTCTGAAAAGATAGATGGCGCAATCACCTGTTGTTAGCTGCGATTCAACGCACTCTGAAAATGCTGTATTAAAATTGTGATTTAACCAACCTTGCTTAACATTCGTAAATGTTTCGTTGTTTTCCTTTGTAGGAAGTGCGTTAGTCAACGTGAACTTTAGCGGATTCCCGGTAATGTGAATCTTTTGACTTGATGCAATGATACGTTGAAACGGAACGGCTATTCTCGTGATGTTCTCACAACGGTAGCTTGTAACGTTTCCTTCTGCGTCCTTTTCCTCAATCCACTTATCCGGATAAACGGAAGTATTGAATATCTTGTGCCCCGATGGGTTCAACTCCTGCAAGTATCTTGCCTGCGTGAAGTTCTCGACTTGTGGGTTCGGTAGCGATGCCGGAATGTTTCCAACCGTTCCTTCTTTACTTGTTTCAAGAACATTCGGAAGTACCCTATAAAAGGATTCCTTCCCATTTGATAAGACTTTTCTAATGTCGTAACTCATAGTTGTTATTTTTTAAAATGAAAAATTACCTAATCCTTGTATATTCGATTTCTTTTGCTCTCCGTACTCACGCATCAAGATTCCATCTATAAAGTCGGGTGAGTGTCCTAATATCCTACGCATCTCCTCTTTCTTTATCAATCGGAACTTCCCGTCTAAGAACGAACCTTTCTCAAATTCACGAAGCGTTCTCCGTTCATCAAGCAAATGTTCTTTCAGCGTTTTATCACCGTACATGCGCTTCAAAAGCATTTCGTCTATGCTGTAACCTTTATCTTTCATACGTGCGACCATTCTATCGGCACATTCAGACTTTAGGTTAAAGTAAAGGCTATTCTCTTTTGCACGTCCGTTATTCATAAACCCAATTGAGCCAGGAAGAAACGTATTGCTCTGCTTTCCGCCTATGTATGCACCCAATCCGTTAGCATCATAGATTATGCGCTTGTTTGGTATTTTGTACCGTGATGCTATCAGTTTCAGTTCATCCATAATCTGCTTACCTGAAGAACAGTTCATTACTGATAAGTCTATAATGTGAAAACCGTCCCAAATAAAGGCAACAAATTTATCCTCACCTTGAAGCGCAATATCCGCAGTAATCCAACGTGTGCCGTCCTGCTGTGGAATGTTCTTGAAAAAGTGGTCTATCATCTGTTGTGATGTCAGCATTTCATCCGCACTTTCATATTCATTCCAATTGCCATCAAGGTCTTTCTTAACCTTCGCCTCACCACCCTGTGCGATTGAACCGATATAGTCGGGGTCTGATTCCACGAGTATCTTATTTTCGCTGACTGCACCACGGATAAACACGAATGATTTTATCAATGAATATTTGGAAATAATTTCCTCTAATTCTGGCGTGTATATTTTATCAATGTAGCTTTTAGCTTTTTGATATACCTCCTCTTTAGAGTTTCCCCAAATTACATCATCTACCGATTCACCGAACTTAAAGAAGTATCTAATTACGCCTTCACGTTCCTGTATCGGATAACCGTCTTCACCGATGTACCAATCAATCATCTTACGTACCCATGATTTACTGTTCGGGTTACAAGTGCCTACAATCTGATTCTTTATTCCCGATGAATTTCTGTTTGATGAAAGAAGCATCCAAAATGTACTTTCCATGAATTGGTCAATCTCGTCTACCCCTATATAAGGTATCTGCTGTCCTCTGAATCGCTGGTCTGTCTTGGCTTCATCTGATATGTGCTCATACGTCATTTTAGAACCCCATTTGAACGTCCATGTTCTATCTGTCATTGTCTGCGTACCTATATCGTTGAATATTAAAGACGAAGTGTCCCACGGACCACCTGTACGTTTCAAGTCGGAAATTTCCTTTCGGATAATCACACCACCGAAATATTGGCTCTCAACATTATACAGAGGCAACATGTTTATGACGAACGTCTTTCCACCACCACGGTTTCCACCGATGAAAAGAATATCAGCATTACAACGAAGCACCCTTTCTTGGAATCCAGATTGAGGCATAAGCGCAGAACGTTTATAGTCTGGATTATTCCGCCTCTCGAAGTCTTCGTTTGCCCTTATCTCGCACGCTTCATCATATGTCATTAATCCGTCTATCATTTATCCTCTTTTTTCGCACGTTTTACGTTATCACGTTTACGCTTGTTGTATTCGAGGATATACACTCGGATTGTTTCTGGACTATACCCTAATTTCTTCGCAATTGTATCGTAGTAGTATTGCATACCGATGTAATTGTAATACCCCGACTTCCTCGTTTCTGAAATTAGTTGGTCAAACAATAATGTGATTTGCATTAATGTTTCTTTCTTGTTTGCTCTGTCTTGTTTCATACGTTTTTAAATTATTTTTCGTTAATTACATATTTTAGTTGCTTAAATCCGTACAAATATATAAAAAATTGTTTTATTTGCATAAGTAATTATAAAATATTTTTAAAATGAAGTCTAAAATCTTACAAGAGTTTAAAACTAATCATTCAAATTTAGGGTTAAGCGATCCAATTTTAGCGAGTATGTCAGAGGCAATATCCCAATACGTAAAGGATGAAACTCTTATTCCTGCCGCTGTTAAGGCTTTCGCTGAATCATTAAAACCTGTACAAAGCGAAACAGACAGAATGAGAACTGAAATTGCAGAGTGGAAAAAGAAAGCGGAACAAAAACCAGCTGTTGATGAAAAGAAAGTAGAAACAGCTACTGAAAAATCAGAGTTGCCTAAAGAAGTAGCCGATTTTATCAGCGAGATGAAAGCTGAAAAAGAAAGCAAGATTAAACAAGAAAAACTTACAGCCGTTCGTAGGGAGGCGAAAGAGGAACTTGTCAAGAAAGGTATTAAAGAAAGTTTGTGTGATATGTACCTTAATGACGTTGGTTTCTCCGAAGACCTAACTAAGGATTCAGTTGTTGGAAATATAGAAAAGAAACACAATGTGTTTTTATCAGAAATATCAGGGCAAGGTGGACGTGTTCCCAACACTATAGGTGGGGGTGCAACAGCCGTTTCAGAGATTAAGGAACTGATGGAAAAGAAGAAAGCACAAATGATTTCTGAAAAAGATTACGCAAATAAATTTAAAAATTCTTAAAAACTATGAACGAATTATTCACTTCTGGAAATGTAATGTCCGCTCCTTATGGAGTAGTTGGTGGTGGTCGTCAAGTATGGTTGGAACTTTCACAAGCTGATAAACTGCCTGGCGGTTATTCTCTTGACCTTTCCAACTTGCCTGTTGGTACTGTGCTTCAAGCAGGTACTCCGATTAAGGTAAACGAAACAACCCGTGTATGTACCCCTCACCTTTCTTTTTCCGTTTATGAAACTGCTGCTTTAGGTGCAACCGCACTAAAGGTAAATAAGAATCTTGGCGCAAGCGTTGCTTACGTTGGTATGTTTATCATGGCAGCTCCTTCCACATTGGCTGGAACAGGAACAGGTATTCAAGTGACTGCAATTGACCGTAGCAATGAGGCTTACGATGTGTTTACTGTTGCTGCTCTTGCTGCCGCTGTTACTGCTGGTGCTGTATATGTTGAATGCGATAAGGCAGGTGCTGGTGCTGTTATTAAAAACGTTCCTTCCGCACTTACTGTAGCTGATACCGCTAAGTTGGCATCTACCGATAAGTTCTCTTGTACTCCTGCCGTTGGTGGTCAGATTTATGAGCGCAGAATTCCTCCTTGCATTGACGCTTTCAAAGCCGTAGTACCTAATGTTATATTTTTAAAATCTAAATAACTATGAATCGAGAATTATCATTTTATAACTATCTTGGTCAGGAGGACGGTATGCAAATTAT